TCTTTTTCTTCTAGCAGCACAATGTGCCTTCTGAGAAAAACCTTTTGGGTTTGAGCAGTCAATATTACGCTTATATTTATTGCTCCACTCTTCTTGAAACTGTTTAAATGTTTTCATACTTCTATTGCAGTAAAAACTACTTTAAATGTTGTTGAATTCGTTGATGCAGGATATCCCATTAATCTCAAGGAACCTCCACTAATATCTGTTGAAAATGTTGCAACTCCAACTGGTTGATTGATTGTTCCATATTCAGTCATATATGTTGTTGTTCCATCATGTATTGCATTAATTGTGGTCATATTATAATTGGAACCTTCAGTTACTTGAATTTGGTAGTTTGCAGATCTATAAGTAGATGCACTCACAGAAATGACTACTGCCGGAGTCAAAGAAGTTGTAGTTAAAACTCCAGATTGAATGTCTCCAGCAATAAGTTCAAGATTAGTTGCTGATACTGGAGCAAAGGTAAATTCACTTGAAGATGCATCATATCTTAAAAATCTACCATCTCCAAGATTTGCTGTATTAACATCTGTAAGATCAACTAAAGCAGTTGATCCACTCAATGCAGTACTGGCAATACCAACCCATCTAGAATTTGCTTGATCATAGATGAGTAGTTTATTATTTCCAGTTGTTTGATCAAAACTTACATCATCAAGATCTTTGATAAATCCTGCACCACCTCCACCAATGGTTGAAATTTGTTGCTGGATTCTATTGATGAACAATCTGTAATGACCTGCAAGATCATCAAGAGTGGCAAATTTTTGATCCATTGGAGTCAATGGATCTTTTTGACCATCTACAGATTCTGGTTCACTTGGAGGTTCATTAAGTAAACCCTCTTGAATATCTTGAATCTCTTTTTGTTCTTCTTTAATAATCTTGACAAGATCAAATAATTCTTTAATGTCTTTTCTTACATGACGAATATCGTCATCATAATATTTTACTTCTGGAAGATTACCAATCTCTTCTTTCAGATCAGCAAAATATTTTAAAAGAAGTTCGTCTGTCTTAACACTCTCCTCACTTACCTCTTTAAGTTCATCTTTAATACTCTGCTTTAACTTGTTATATTCACCAAGAATTTGTTTCTTTAACTTGCGATCATCGTCTTTAAATTCTTTATGATATTCCCAAATTTTGAGAGAGGAATCTCTTAACTCTTTCCAAATTTTTTCTTTTTCTTCCCTTATTTTTTTGTCTAAATCACCTACCTCAGTTCCAAATTGAACTTTACTTTCAAAATGTCTGGTTTCGTTTTCTTCAGATAATTTTGAAAGTTCTAATTTTATTTTTTCACCAAGAGTTTCGATTGTGTCATTGACCTTAATAAAGTCATCATCAATGACGCTAAATGTTTTACCTATCCAGGAAAAATCTGGCACTTCATTAACTTCATTGACCCATTTAGGGAATGTTGGAATTTCATTCCTTACCTTTTCAATATCTTCCTTCAGTGATTGAAGATCTTCCTCATAATATTTTGGTTCTGGAAGTTCATCAATATTTCTATTGATAAGACTAAGTTTTTCTTCAATAGTCTCAATCTGCTCGTCATAATATTTTACCTCAGGTAACTCTGAGATAGAATTTGAAATGTGCTCTTTTACTAAATCAATCTGCTCACAGATTGCTTCAATTTCATTATCATAATATCGTATCTCAGGAACTACTGGAATATTCTCTCTCAGAGAATCAATTTCTTCAGTAAGTGCCTTTAGTTCTTCATCATAGTATTTAATTTCTGGAATATCAGGAATGTCTTCTCTGATATCATTGATCAAACGAATTAATTCAGGCCAAGGGGGAACAATATCTTCTACCTCTGCGAAAGTGTTCCCATTCAAGTCCTCAATAGTTTGAGTTTCTTCTTTTAATTCTTGATATTCTTCTTCTAAAAATTCTTCTATAGATGGTAACGATTCTTCTGGAATAAATTCTTCTACAGAAGGTAGATCGTCACCAGTATTGGCGAAGTCGTTGATAGAGGGCAAATTGTTATAGTCGTTCGCCATTAGACAAAAGGTATGAGTAAATAATACTTTGGGATTTCTCTCCCTAGATTATTTATCTTCTTCCCCTAGTCCAGTCTTTAACATCTTTGCCAAATCTGCAGTTGATCCAACAAAAAGTGCGTTGTTTACAGTTGATGGTCCCTTTATTTGTTTTTCTTCTTCAACATCTTTTAGTTTCTTCTGAAGTTCCATCAATTTATCTGTTGCATCAGCAACGTTTTTAATTAATTGACCAGCAACTTCATATGCTCTTGCCTGTTCCGTTTCCTGAGCAAGTTCAAGAATACCATTAATTGCTTCTTGTCCTTTTTCTATAAGGGAATATAGATTTCCTCTTGTATACTCATAATCTTTTTTAATATCATCTGGAGAAGATTTTTTTTCTTCTACAGAACTAGAAACTTTTTCAACTTCTACAGGAACAACGTCCCCATCGACATCAAAAGTTTCGTTCAACTTGTCATATTTTTTAGTCATTTTCATGAAATTGATCCACTAAATCCAAAATCATCGCCTTGTTCAATTAGAGCGTTATCTGCTGCTGTAATTGTCTTAATAGGTGCTCCCTTCAGGTGAGAAGTAATTGTTGTTCCATCTTGACCTCTATTAACTGTAATCTTATTTCCAGTTATAGACTTGATGTATAACTCTTCTCCCTCCAAATCAATATAAGTTTTTGCTGTCAATCCACTTACATCATCAACTTCGATTACAGTAGTTGTGGTTGTAATGTCTGCAGAGATATTGGTTGCAATATCCCCAGTGTAATCTTTGATAGCTCTTGGTAGAACAGAGTATGTAACTTCTCTTGTTGTATTTGAAGTATCTGTACCTGTAAGATAACTGATAGTTGCTTTTTTGATGATATCCTTGGAGGCAGAAGATGTTGGTCCAAAGAGATATGTCTTAGCAGTAAATCTTAAAGTATAAACTAACACACGACGAGTAGTAAAATCTCCCTCGTAGTCATCTTGCATTGTGATGTTTTCGAGAACGATTGGAATATCTCTTTTCTCTTTAATACTATCAACAAGTTCTACAGTTAGATTATATGCTGGTTGGAAGTATGGAAGAATTTGCTCAACAATTTGAAGCATGTCATCATTTAATTTTGTCATGATGCTCATTTCAAATTGCATATTATAAGGAACTGGCATATATGACTTTTTGGTTTCTGATCCATCATTAGGATCTTTTACTACAAATTGTTGTGTTGTAGTAACTTTTCTTGATGGGTCATATACCAAACCAGTAAACTCAAACGACATTCTAGGTAAAGTGATTGCCGTTGATTTATTTAAATCTGGAGATTGTTCTAATCTTGCAAGAAACTTTTGAGTAGGACCGTATGCAAGAGGTACTTTTACAACACTAACTACGTTATCCGACGAATCATTATGTTTTATTGAAATATTATTAAAGAGAGTACCAAAAGAAATAATGGTTCTCCTTAAAATTTCGTTGTAAAAATACTCAAACATTGCTAAAATCCTATTATATTAATATTTAACTAGTTAAATTATATTTATGGAATACCAAATGGGTTCTGTTCACTGAAGTCAAGAATTGAGTCAGCCTCTGTTTCAATATTAAAGTTATCTGCAAATCCATCATCTGTTGGATTGGTGTCAATGACACGAAGACCACGAGAGGCACCAGAAGTAGATCCTACAATATTTTCTCCAACAGAGAATGTTCCAGAGATATTAGAAATTTCTAGTGTATTGGTAGAAGAATCCCAAGTTCTAACTCTTGCAGTTGTACCACTAACAGATCCAGTAACAAGTTCATTAAATACGAAGTTTCCAGTTGATCCCATATATGGATCTGCAATTGTTATTGTTGGAGGTTCTGTATACCCCAAACCAGCGTTTGTAATGCTGATAGCAGTAATAATTCCAGCAGAACTTACGATTGCAGTAGCAGCTGCAGAAACGGTAGAAATTCCAGTAAATGTAATTGTTGGATTTGTTACATATCCAGATCCACCAGAAGTGACGGTAATTACTCCAACAACACCATCTCCAATGATTGATGTTGCAGCAGCTCCACTTCCTCCTCCGCCATAAAATCTTATCAGTGGCGCAACAGTATATCCTGATCCAGCATTTACAATATCAGCGTTCTGGACAGACTTAAGACTTGCATTAGCATTAAGATTGCAAACATTAATTCCTCCTATCATTCTAACAGTTGCGATTCCAGTGACTCCTCCAGATGGAGCAGATGAAATTCCAACTGTTGGTAAAGAACTATAACCACCACCACGATTTGTAATAGTAATAGATCTGATACCACCATTAACAATACTTGCTGTTGCAGTAGCAGTAATTCCAACTCCAACCAGCGTCAATGTTTGAGTTGGACCCAAAATAGTAGGGATTCCATCTTCTGATAATCCATCCTCTTCATTGCCAACTAAAATATCATCGATGCTTTCTATTCCAGTATCAATCAATTCATCTTCATATCTAAAGAGTTCACATCTTAATTCATAAACATAATTTTTTTGAAGTTGATAGAATGGTTTTTCATGCTCAACATACTTAATTTCATATAAACGATCTCCAAGAGGGAAATAAATCAAATCTCCCTCTTTTGGTCTAGTTGATAACCTTATATTAGTTTCATTTTTGATTAATGGTTGAATATAAGATTCCCACCTATCTTTTGAAATAATTAAGGTGACTTCTTGTGTTTGTTGAATACCAAATTTAGACAAAAGTACAGGATTGTCTGAATATCCTTCATAATTATCCAAATATGCTTCTATTGGATATGCATCATCAAAAGCAGACTGAATAACCTCTCTTAATATCGTCTTTTCAGTAACATATTTCCTTGGCAAATAGTGTACTTCAACACCATACATTCTCAACTGCTCGTTGATCAAATCTTGAATAAGATTTTGTTCGGATCTTGAACCTTGTTGAAAGAAAGGATTCAGCATTTGATTAACCTATCATATCAAGTGGTGGAAGTTCGTAAGTATTTGACATTCTCTCCATTATCATGTCAATTTCTTTTTGTGCATCATCATATATTTGTCTACCATTCAATTCAATTCCACCTGGCAGTTTTACACCCTGGAATTTGATCAAATTTTGTCCCCACTGTTTCTTTATTAGGGATGTTAAATATTTTTTCAAGAAGGAATCATTCCAAACTCTGCTATAGTCGCTTGGATCGAGTAATCGATAACAGTCAATAACAAAATAATCATTAACACTAACACTTGACCAGTCAATATCCAAATATAATCTATCTTGTCTTTGATTAAATCTAATTTGTTTTTCTGTAGTCAAAAGAAAATTGATATCTTCAAGATAAGTCTTTGTCATTGCATATGTAAGGAGTTCAGTAGAACCCCAATAGTAGATATCATTCAAAAACAGTTGATATTTAACACTGAACATATTGTTCGTTACAGTGTTGCTTCCATCGAAATGGAATATCTTTTGAATTCCTATAACAGAGGATGGAACCTGCAAATAGTTGCTATTTTCTTCGTAAGAAAATTGTACAGATGATCCATCAATAGTTGAACTGGCAGTTGTAGTTACAATACCAATGGGATTATTGCCTCCCCTTCCTCGACCTCTATCAATATCATCTTGAGTAATTTTATATTTTAAAAACGTCTGAGTTACTCCATCAAAATGCCTTTCATGGAAGAATTGAAGGGCATCATCGACTAAATCCTCAATCTGTTCGTCGGCAACGTTAATCTCCAGCACAGGAGCACCCAATTGCCTCTTACAATAATTAATTAAATCTGTTCTACTTGCTGGTTGTGCCATTTATTCACAAGTTTCCTAAAGGTATTTAGGGTGCTGAAGAAATACCAGGAATTACCAGGATATTTCCATTTGTCAAACTATAAACTGTTGATCCAGAACTTACCAAAAGATTATAAACATAACGACCCTCTGACAAAGTTCTAGTTGCTGTTGACCCCAGAGAAATTTTTATTTTTCCTCCAGCAGCACTAGTAAATCCTACATTAAAAGTTGCTGCAGGGTATGAGGTTGATCCAATAGAAGTACTTTTTGTCATCTGTGAAGATCCTGTCCAACTCTCAAAATTAAATGCTGAGTTGGAAGTATTGACAACATTAAAATTTGCAGAAAAATCTGCTCCAGTATGTATTGTTAGATTAGCTGCCTTTGGTACACCAGAGTCTGGATCAAAAGTTATATTTCTACTAGACATTTGGAATTCCTATAGAAGAAAGGGTTTCTTGTTGTTTATAATAAAGTTTACAAAAACACTTTGCAATATTTCTTATTTCTTCAATATTCTCACAACTATCTATTTCATTTGCAAGTTTGGTATATTCAAAACTTTTGGTAAGATTTTCCAAATCAATTTTACTTGGATCCATTTAGTAACTCCTTCAATAAAGATTTTATTTCATTAATATCATTTTTTAGATTAGCAACTTCATCCTCAATATTCTGTACTTTTTGATTCTTTTCACCTTTCACTTCACGTCTTGCAATATATTGTTCATACTGAAGAGAATTTACATTTATAATAGAATTGGTATTTGGATCTCTTGCGAGATCCGCATGACCTTCAACACCATAGTATTCCATATTATGCTAATGCGATAACTCTCAAATCCTTCATTCTTGGGACATAAACTTGATCAGTTGATGTCATAACGATCTTAATTTTGTAAGATCTGAATGATGGAAGTTGATCTGCTGTAAATGTGTACTCTCTATACTCAAGTGTTTCTCCATCAAATCCCTTGTAATTGCTCTTTGGAACAAAAATGTCAGATCTTCCATCACTATTTTCTTGAGAAATTACTTGTCCTCTAGCATCAAGATTAGCATAACCAGGGAATGGTTCAAAGATTGGATTAAATCCTTGCTTGTCATTAATCGCATAGAATGCTCTAATATCATTGTTTTCATTGATATGTGCACTTACCAGAATCTTGATAGAAGATGCTGGATTCTCCAAGGTAATTTCCTTGGAAATATATTGACATGCAGTTGGGTCTGTGAAGATTCCATTAACTCTACTATCTGTAGCATAATCTGTAATTACACTATTAACTCTATTTGATGTGAGGATAGTACTTACTCTCTGAGAATCAATGACAGGACTTACTCTGGAATCAGTTGTGCTCAGGAAAAGTCTCAAGTTCATGGACTTATTTCCAGGAATGTTTGTAAGTTTAGCACTTTCATTAACCTTTGAGCAAATCATTCTTGGAGTTTCCAAATAATTCGATTTATTCAAAGCAACTGGTTCAAATCCTGCATTTACGAATGGAATTTCATTTCCACTGATAGACTGACTTGTCGTTGTTCTTACCTGTGCAGTTAAATTGGTACCGCGAACAGTAATGTTTTGGACAGATGGTGTGATAACTTCAAATGGCATATTCTGAGATGCCCTTATATTATATCCACCAGATGATTTTGTTTGATTCAAATAGAGTTTTGGATATCCAGAATCATCACTTCTATCATCATTGTTTGGATTAAACTTCTCTGACATATCAAGTTTGATATGATATGAATCAAATGTGATTGGGTTGGAAACTGTTACATCAGAAAGATCGTGAGTTTTGTTAATCCTTGCCAAACTTACACCATTGAGTTCATACTTATAAACTGGAGTTCCTACAGGGTATGACTTTGGATTTGCACCTCTAACGATGTTTCCTCCAATTGTATTTCCACTGACGTTGGTGTATTCAATAATTTCTTGTCCAATACGAATCAGTCCAACGTTTGTTGTTCCAACTCCAACATTTTCGAAGGTAGAGAAGTTTGAAGCACTATCAACAGAAATAGCACCAACTGATCCTACATTATATACAGCACTCAGTTTTGTTGGTTTTACATCAGATTGTGCTCCAGATATTGCAACAAGGTTATCACTAAAGTACATTCCATGATTTTGATGATTTACTTTAACATGAAGTCCATCAGTATCAACATTGATTGATGAGACTTGAACATCACCACCATGAGTATAATTCAGTTCTGTTGATATTCCAGAACTATTTGTATAGTATATTGTGTTTGCTGCACCAACAATAAATTCTCCTTGAACATTATCCAAAATAAGTTCGCTTGTCATTCCAATGGATACAATAGAGAATCTTGCATTTCTTCCAACAGAAGAAGCGCCAATCGTGGTGATTCCAAGGACATCTCCTATTTGATATCCAGAACCTCCAGTTGCGATTGTTGCAGCAATTGCAACTCCATTATTAACAGTAACATCAGCAGTTGCTCCCCTACCATTTCCAGTAAGAGTTACCAAGTTTACACCAGAGAAAGTAAATCCTCCGCTAGCAGGAGTATATCCAATTCCTGCGTTGGTGACAGTTAATGTACCAGTAGCAGTACCAGCAGTTCCTACCAAATTACCAGTTGCTTGTGTTCCCAATTGTGAGAATGTATTGCCAGTTGCAAATCCATCAGCAACAGTTGTTCCAAGTCCAACTCTAAGTTTTCTGGAATTGAATACCAGAGAGTCTGGCATCAGTGTTGGGATTTGATTATTACCCTGACTTAATTCAGGACTATAGAACTCGACAGAACCAGTAGTTAAGAAATCTGCTCTATAAAGGGTAAACTTCAGATCTTCCCATTGACTTGCTTCCCAGGTTGAAGCATTCTGAGATTTGAACAGAGAACCAAGATATGGTTGGTTGGAAATAAAGGTATCTGTTAAAAGATCATTCTCACCAATTCTTGAAATATAAACGCTATATTTGGTGGAGTTGGATGCTAAGCAAATAGCATATTCAGTGTTACCGCCTGCAAGATAAACTGGTGCTTTAAATTGAATGGATGTTGCTACAGAACCATCAGCTGACGTTTGTACTTCTGATGGATCCAAAACAACCTCAGAGAAAGGAAGAACTTTTTGAGTTGGGAATCCATTCTCCATGGTTCTCAATTGGAATACAACTGGGATGTCCATGTCATCCTTAGAACGGAAGAAGACTTCGCACTTAGTTAAGAATATTCCAGTATCATCTTCAACCAAGAATGATTGTGCAAGAGGATCATACCATCCAATTGTTCTCTCGGATGTTGATTCTCCAGTCACTCTACTTGAAACAACCTCGGTTCCAAGAGTTCTATTTACATTTCTTTCTTCAAATTCTTGTTTTTGTTCAATTCTTGCATTTCTTACTGAAATAATATTTTCTTGAACAGTCTCAAGAGTTCCTGATGAGGTATAAACTTCCTCTGCAATTGTTGTTGCAGCGTTTTGATCATTGTCTTCATCATTTACAAGAGTGAACACCTTAGTTCCCGTTTCAAATTTAGGATGATTAATGTTATTTGGATCAGGAATATAGAAACTACCAATTAAAGTTGCAGAAAGATCTGATAAAAGTCTTACATTAGTAATAGTTGCTTGAGCACCACTAGTTTTTCCAGTTAAAGTCATTCCAGACTCAACCCATCCATA